ACCTGCTCGCAGAGCAGCTAAACCCACCCCAAACCTTGAGACATTCTCAACGATTTTAGCAGATGGAAGAGAAATTACCATCCGTGAAATGACTGGGCGAGACCTTCTCTACATGGAGAAAGACCTTACAAAGGCGGGCGACGTCGAAAAAGGAATGCGCATAATTGAGCGCCTAATTGTTGGTGACGACAAGGTGACCTATGACGAAATCTTGGACCTTGGTGTAAAAGATTTTAAGAAACTCAGCGAATTGGTAGGAAAAGCTAACGGTTCGGACGAAGAAGACCCAAACTAATTGTGGAGGACGTTGAGGATTTTACTTACTACGTAAGTTTTACCGACGTCCCCCGATTTCATTTTCGAGAAGTTACTCCCAAAGACTTCTACTTCGCACAGATAATACGAGCGAGCGAAAGAACAATGTTCGAACTTGCCGAAAGACTTCTTTTAAACCCGGAAGTACTCGACCAGGTGAGTGCAAGTAAAACTCGTGTTGTGTTAAACTGGGTTGGAGAAACTCTTTTAACAGAAAAAATACTAACTGTTGAAAACTGGTTGGAACTTGCTTACCACCTGTGTAAACAAAGATGGGACTCTTCTGTAGACTGGCTTGAAGGTCAACCGATGAGTAAAATACAGGCTATGATACAAGTGGTTGATCGCCATGTGTCTAATCAGGAGAAAGCCATGAAGAAGTCTGGGAGAAAACGATGAGATTCACAGTAAAAGGTGATGGACTTCGACCCCTCAACTTAAACTGGTGGAAGCCAACAAAGGAAGAGTGGGCTCCTACTTTACTTGACGACAATGTTCCTTTCTGGAAACGTCAGGTTGACCCAACTTACGGCACACCCTGGGCCGCACTCTCTCCGTCTTACAACAAGTGGAAACAAGCTCGCTACCCTGGAGAACCCATCTTAAAAGCTTCAGGTCTAATGCAAGACTTAGCTTTTATCTACACAAGGGGCAACAAGTTTATCGTAAAGTCTACAGACTACGGTAAGTACAACCAGTACGGTACTCGTAAAATGCCAGCCCGCCCCTGGATGGGAGTACCCGACATTTCACTCAAGCATATTGTCCCAATAGCTTGGCGCAACATCTTATCCCGAAAAAGGTAACACCAATGACACGCACACGCAGAACTCCCGCAAAACCCACAGCCCCCGTTGAAAAGACGGAGGTTGCTGCTGAGCCAATTTCCGAGGCTACCCTGGAAGTCGCTTCTGAGGTTATTGACCCCAAAGCCCCGATTGACATTGAACTTGAAGTCACAGAAGCTGAACCTGAACCAGCAGTTAAAAAATCTGCAGAGGAAATTCATGCAGAGGTTCAGTCAAAACTAAATAACAAAAACGTTGACAACAATATCTTTGTACCATCAAGTCCTGCTGCAGTAGAAAAAGCTGCACAGATAATCGCTCAAGAAAAAGGGTTTGAAATGACTCGCGGAAACTCAATCGGTGCCAGACTTATGGCTCGTGCACAGAAAAAAGTTCTATGACCATCTCCTTTCCATTCGAACAACAATCTACCTGGCGACAGCTAGGTTATTTGTACTTTCAAGACTCCTTAGACTATCGCGAAGTACTTACACAAAATCCCGAGTGGAACGTTACTGAGTTACCACCAATCGGAGCTCAACTTCGTCTCTCTCCGAGTGCCGGTACCGCTGGCACCCCTGGCGGTTTGACGCAGGGGAGTTTCATAACTGGTTTAGCTCCACAGCAAAATAACAATGACTTTTTCCCCTATGATACTCAGGGGGAATATGACGAGGCACTGTTTCGCTACACTCTTCAAGGAGTTTTCGATCGTCAGACAATTAATGGTTTGAACTTTGACACTAACCAGGCAATCACTGGTCTGCAAAAGGGGTAAAACTGATTGTACAAACACTAACTTCTCGGCCTTCGGGCACCAATCAGGAATTATTTCCGCCTGAACGAGAAGAAGTAAAAGGGAATTTATCAAAAAATAAAATGGCAACATTCTCTCTTGGCACCTCTGGTGTAACCCCCGGAGCTCCCGGTGTTTATATCAATGAGCGGGCAGGCAACATCGCCTTCGGTACTCCCGCTAGTTTTTCCACAGTTTATATGCTGGTGGAAACAGACGCAACTGTACCTGTAACTATTTTTCCATTTAACACACCAGTTCCAATCACCTCGCTGACAGACTTTAAAGTCCTCGGTGGCGGTATTGTTCCTGACTCTGGTATGCCTCTTCTGAGCTATCAGTGTGTTGATGCTTTCTTCCTGAATGCACAAGTTGGTGATCTTCGCGTAGTTCGCGTAGGTACTCCCAACCAAATCGTTGAAATTGAGTTTCTTCCTTCTGCAACCAAAATCAACGCCACAGACCTACCTTCAGCTTTGATTGCTGGAAATAAAGTCTATGTGCAAATGACAATTAATGGCCTTAAGCTTGTTGCTGGTGACGGTTCTACTGGTTACACCTCTGGCGGTGAGTGGCTTGGTGTCCCTGTTGTGATTCCTGTGAGCTATGTTGCTGGTGATGAAGCCAACAACCGCAAGATCAGTGCTGCAATCACTGCAGCTGTAACTGCTGCGATTGAAAGCAATCCTGCAGTTAGCTCTTCGGTCTATGTACGTGACTTTGGTCAGGTAAATGATCTTGACCCTGCTTCAAACTCAGAAAATGGGTTCATCCAGATTGCTGCTACAACTTTTGACGGCAACGTTTCTGTTGTAACTCAAGTGCTCCCACAGGGTAGCAACTTCGTATTTATGCAGAATGCTTACGACATTAACTTGATCGTTGGCGGTTCTGTTGACTTGGAGCGCGTTCCCCAGGACTACACCCAGTGCATTAACACTGCTTTCGATGGTCAGCAAGATCAAGGCTACCTCATCACTCCTTGTGCTTATGCACAGTTTGATGCCGCTGGCCGTGCTGCTGTTGGTGCAGCTGCGGCTCTTCACTGTGAAAGCAACAACTACAAGTGGATGGCACTTGCTGATCCAGGTCCCTTCCTTGTAACCGGTATTAATAAATACAATAACTACACCCCTCATTCACCTGCCGCTGACCTGGTAACAGATTCTCTGTACCTTGTTAACAACGCCATTTACAAGTGGTTAGGTACTAATGTTAACTATAATCGTCTAACTTATCAGACTATTGTATTTGGTGAGTCAGCCGAGACTGCTATCAACGAATCAGCTAATCTTGTTGCCGACAGTCAGCAAGTTGGTCTTCTTGACCCCGCACAGTACACTGTTACTGCTGTTGGTTCAGCTGTTGATGGTATCTTTGCTTTAGACACAGATGCGTTCTGGCCTGTTACTTTACCGATTCAAGAAGTTACACTTACTGCGGCTGGTGTTGGTAACGACTTCACGAGTGTGGACATTCAGGGTGGTGCTTCAGGTGTTAACCTGTCAAACACACAAGTGTTTGTGATTGCTGCTCCTTATGACTTAGTCAACGACTCAGAGTATTCACTCAATAACGTTTTCTTAGCCCTAACTGCCGCCGCCGCTTCCAGCATATATAATGCTGTTGTCCTTGCTGGTGGAACTGTAAACATTACAACTCCTCCAAACGGTGCTGTATTCCTTCCCACTCCTACAGGTGACACTGCTCTTCTGAGTTATGTAGACCCTTACTGGAACTTACCTGTTTCAATTAATGGTCAAACTTCTGACCTCATTGAAAATATTTCTGGTGCCAGTGCTGGTGTAAACACTCTTCACCTTCCAAGTACCCTTCAAGACCCTACTCAGACTTACGTTTTAAGCTGGATTTCCAGAACACTTCTAAACCCTTCGTTGCAGATCACTGCTTATGCGGGAACTTTAGTTACAGCAGGTTCTGCAGTTTTCAGCTGTCTTAATCATGGCTTACGTAATGGCGAGGTGATTTACTTCACTCAACCCGTTACTGTAACAAACGCTGGTGTTACTTCCAACCTTGTTAGTGCAACTACCAAACTCGTAAGTCGTCCTTACATTGTCAAGTTAATCAACACAAACAGTTTCGTCTTAGCACAGAGTGTTGACAACTATAGCAACAACTCTTTCATTGCTCTCCCAACTGGCACACTGAGCACAACTCCTTCTATTTTCTATGCGAAGATTCTGGCTCGTGGTCTTGAGACAGTTAATCCTATTGAGTTACTTACTCTCCCAGCTGTAAGAGCAAGGAAGTACGCATTTGACACTAGCTCAATATTTAGTCAGGCACTCAGTGCTGCAGTTGCACCTAGCGGAGTGCTGGTAGCTGGTACCCCTGGGTTATCTGTTTACTTGAACTCATCGAGTGTTATTTTAGGTGAAGATCAAATCACACCTTTCGGTGAAGATCTTCTCTCTTCAACACAAGCTGGTTGGTTGCCAAAGTTCAACCTTGTGACACCAACTCTCACCCCTGTAACAACAACTGCGAATGCTTTCTGTGTTCCAACTGTTGACCAATTCTTCCAGGCCGAGTCCTACTTCGTTCCTGCGATTGACCCAATCCTGGTTGGTACCTACACTGGTGTTGCTGCTTCTGGTACTATTGGCCCTGTGCTTTCTGTTGCTGGTTTTGCTGGTACTGCTACTCCTAACGGCGTGTATAGCAATATCGCTGTAACTGGCGGTTCTGGAACTGGCTTAGTTCTTCAAGTTACTGTGGCTGGTGGTGCTATTACCGCTGCTTCCGTTACCAGTCCTGGTCAAGGTTACACAGCTGCTGACGTAGTTACTCTCGTGAGCAACGCCTCTGTAACCTTCACTGGCGCTACTGCGGTCGTTACTGTAAACTCAGCCAATGGTTCTGTTGCTACTGTAACTGGTGTTGGTACTTACGGTGCTCAGCTGGGTCTTTCTGTCGGCGACAGTGCCGCTCAGTTAAACACCATGCAAGCCGTTCTTACAGGTGTTTACTTTGATGTTACTGCTCCAGGTACTGCTCCAGACGGTACTGCAGTTGTGATTGGTGACCGTTTGGTTGCTTCCTACAATGGTTCTACTTACTCTTGGACTGTTGTACCAGCTGCTGCCCTTGGTGGTGATTTGACCTCTGCTGGTCAAACTTGCTTTGGCTCTCAGGTTGAAGTTACCTACAGCCCTGAGGTTGCACCCCCAATAACCTTATGGCGCTTTGACGCGATTACCTCTACTGAAATCATTGACAATGCTCTACGTGGTGTTGATAATGCAGGTGTTCCACAAGCTGCACTCGTAGAGGCAGGTGTAGACAACGTTAATCGTCTTCTCGATGATTCTCAACAGTATGGTAATCCTTTCGGGTTCATTGCCTTCTATGGCCCTTGGCTTGACAGCGACCCTAGTGCTACCAGTGGTGTTTATCTGCCCCCTTCACCTTATGTGACTGGTGTTGCAGTTCGTCGCTATCGTGCTGAAGGTTATCAGTTCCCACCCGCTGGTACAAAGTACCAGTTGGCCAACGCATACAATGCACAGATCCCCATCAACTCTGCTCAACAGAACCTACTGAATCCAAACGGATGTAACGCTGTTCGTACTCTGCCTGGTTACCCCCAGTCTGCAGTGTTTATCTGGGGTGGACGTACTCGTCTAACGGACCCTGACGACGCACAGCAAAAACTGTATCAGTTTGTTAATACTCGCGTTATTCTTAACGTTGTGTACGGTTCCTTACGTCGGGCTTTTGACAGTCAGATCTTCAATGTGATTGATGGTTTTGGTGTTGTCTTCAACCAGATTATCTCGGTTGGTAACAGTGTCCTTAACCAACTCTACGTTAAAGGTGCTCTGTTCGGTGCTCGTCCTTCTGATGCCTTCCAAGTCATCTGTGACAACCGTATAAACCTTCCTGAAACTCTTGAGCAAGGGATCGTCAATGCGAAAGTGTTCGTGACTCCTGTACCTACTCTGGAACGCATTCAAATCGACCTCATTCGTGTGGCGATCGGTCAAATGCAGAAGGAGTTAGATTCCCAAGGTCTCGGCACCAACAACAG